GCTTGGGCTATCAGCAGATCACCAGTTTGACGGCGGCTACCAGCTTGACTGTGCCAACGGTCGATCCCGTGTCCGGCCTCAACACCAAGCCGACCATCGCGTTGATCACACCGGAAACGCAGGGTGTGCGCTGGCGGGATGACGGCACCGACCCGACCGGGTCCGTAGGTATGCCGTTAGCCTCGGGCGTCACGCTTCAGTACGACGGCGATCTAAAGCGTATTCGCTTTATCGAAGACGTTTCTGGTGCTATCCTCAACGTCAGTTATTACGCATAAGGCCGCGCCATGGACATCGCCAACGAAAAGAAACCCGTCGATTACTTGGCCTACTTCACCAAGCAGCTTCCCCGCGATCTGGCTGCTCTTGCTACCCTGCGCGACGAGTTGGAGAAGCGTCAGGGCGCTATGACGGCGGTCGAGGACGCGCTGAAGATCAAGACTGACGCCGTGGCCTTGCGGGCTGCGGCCAAGGACGAACTGGACGCTGCCCGCAAGGAAGCCGCCGCAATAGCGCAGGAAAGCAAGGTTCGCATTGAACTGACGGATGCCCGCGAAAAAGCGGCTGACGAGCGCGACAGCGCGTTTGAAAAGCGCAACCGTGAGATCAACGCAGACCTGACCGCGCGCGACAAGGCACTGCGCCAGCGCGAAGATGTCGTGGTTTCGGCCGAACGCGATCTCGCTGCGCGCGAAGCGCGGCTTTCCAATGGTGAGGCCAAGCTGGCGGCCGATACCAAGGCTCTCGACGAGCGCATCAAGGCATTCCAGTCAAAGGTGGCTGCACTCAACGTCTAACCCGACTGGCCGGGTACGCCAGGAACCGAAAGGTAAGTGAATGACCGAGAACGAACTAGCGGTTGCGACCGCGCCGGAGCAGGCCCCCACGGCGGCACCTGCACCCGAAACTGACAATTCCTCGCCGGAACCGGTTGCTGCGGAAGCGGCCAAGACTTTCACACAGGAAGAATTGGACGCCATCGTCAGCAAGCGCCTCGCAAGAGAGCAACGGAAATGGGAACGTGAGCAGAAGGCCAAGGCTCCAGAGCCACCGCCGCTTCCGGCGGAACCTCTGAAGCCCGACGACTTCACCAACGCGCAGGCGTATGCCGATGCGTTGGCCGAACGCAAGGCGCAGGAACTCCTCGCTAGGCGCGCGGCGGAAGCCGAACAGGCCACAGTGCTCGAAGCCTATCAGGACCGTGAAGAAGAGGCTCGGGGCAAGTACGACGACTTTGAACAGGTCGCTTACAACCCGAAACTCCCCGTCACGGAAACGATGGCCCAGACGATCCAGTCTTCCGAGATCGGTCCCGACGTCATCTACTGGCTCGGGTCGAACCCCAAGGAAGCCGACCGGATTGCGCGTCTCTCCCCGCTCATGCAGGCACGGGAAATCGGAAAGATCGAAGCCCGACTGGCGTCGAACCCTCCGGCCAAGAAGACCTCAACTGCCCCGGCACCTATTGCTCCGGTCACAGCCCGTACCACTGGTACGCCTGCGTATGACACCACCGACCCGCGCTCGGTTAAAAGCATGAGCACGTCGGAATGGATCGAAGCGGAACGGCTGCGTCAGGTCAAGAAGTACGAGGCGCAACGTAAACGTTAAGCCAAGGAAAAGACAATGGCTAACAGCATTCTTACTATCGACATGATCACCCGGAAGGCTCTCGAAATCCTTGAGAACAACCTAGTGATCACCCGCAACGTCAACCGCGCCTACGACGACAGCTTTGCCGTTGAAGGTGCCAAGATCGGTTCTACCCTCCGCATCCGTCTGCCCGACCGTGCGCTGGTGACCGACGGCGCGGCCCTTCAGGTGCAGGACGACAACGAGCAGTTCACCACGCTCACCGTCTCCAACCAGAAGCACATCGGCGTCAACTTCACGTCGGCCGAACTGACCATGCAGCTCGACGACTTCGCTGATCGTGTGCTCAAGCCGCGTATCTCGCAGCTTGCGTCCTCCATCGACGCTGACGTTGCCAACGCCTACAAGTCGATCTTCTCCTCCGTCGGCACCCCCGGCACGACCCCGTCCACTTCGCTTGTCCTGCTTCAGGCCCAGCAGAAGCTGAACGAGTACGCTGCCATGATGCCGAACCGCTATGCCACGGTGAACCCGGCGGCCAACGCGGGTCTGGTCGAAGGGATGAAGGGCCTCTTCAACCCCGTTGACACGATCTCCCGCCAGTTCAAGAACGGCATGATGGGAGAAGGTGTCCTCGGCTACGAGGAGATCAATATGTCTCAGTCCATCAAGCAGCACACGACTGGTTCGCGCGCTGCCACGGGCGCGACTGTCAACGGCAACGCTTCGGAAGGTGCGACGACCATCACGCTTGCATCCGCCGGTAACGCCCTGACTTTCGCCATCGGCGACGTGTTCACGGTGGCCGACTGCTTCTCCGTCAACCCGCAGACCCGCGAAAGCACGGGCGCGCTGCAGCAGTTCGTCGTGACTGCCGCTGCGACCTCGTCTGCTGGCGGTGCCGTGACCCTCAGCGTCTCTCCGGCGCTTTACTCGCCGTCGAACGCTCTGGCGACCGTCAGCACCCTGACGATCACCGGCAAGGCCGTCACCTTCATCGGCGCGGCTTCGACCCAGTACCCGCAGAACCTTGTGTACCATAAGGACGCCATCTCCTTCGCCACGGCTGACCTGATCATGCCGAGCGGCGTCGATATGGCTTCCCGCCAGGTGCACAACGGCATCTCGATGCGTATCGTGCGTCAGTACGACATCAACAATGATCGTCTGCCGTGCCGTATCGACGTGCTGTACGGTTTCTCGACCATCCGTCCGCAGATGGCCACGCGCATCTGGGGCTAACAGGTAAAGACAGGAGATACTCACATGGCACTTCCCAATGGCGGCGGCGGTTACCAGATCGGTGACGGCAATCTTAACGAACCGCTCATCGACGCGCTCCCCGATCCCGTATCGGTTACGACCGCGGCAACGCTCACCCCGGCTCAGGTTCTGAACGGGCTGATCCTTGCGAACAGCGGCATCACCGCGGCATCCGTGACCTACACGCTGCCGACGGTTGCCGATCTTGAAGCGGTTCTCGTCAACTCGGACAAGGTGGGCACGGCGTTCACCTTCCGACTGGTGAACCTCGGCACCTCCTCGGCCACGGCGATCATCGCCGCTGGCACGGGCTGGACGATCACGGGTTCGCTCACCATGACGATCCCCGTGACGACCGGCGCAACGCTGATTGCCCGCAAGTCTGCGGCGGGCGCATGGACGCTGTACCGCGCGGCCTAACTTAACGGCGGGCGGCTCCGGCCGCCCGCCTCTTCTGGAGGAAACATGATCTATCTTCGGCACCCCAAGCACGGCGTCAAGATTGCAGCCATGGAAATGGAAGCGCAGTACGACGAGATGCACGGCTGGTCGCGGTTTGACCCTGACGCCCCGTTGAACGACACGCCGGAACCGGATAATGTGATGCTTGAACCCCGGCGCCGGGGTCGGCCCCGGCTAGAAGCGAGCGAATGACATGACGACGGCTGGCGACCTGATTGACGGTTCCTTGCGCCTTCTGGGCGTTCTGGCTGAAGGCGAAACGCCTTCGTCTGAAACGTCGCAGGACGCGCTTAACGCCATGAACCAGATGATCCAGTCGTGGAACACGGAACGCCTCGCGGTGTTCTCGACGCAGGACCAAGTCGTAACATGGCCCCCCGGCGAGCGTTCACGCACTTTTGGCCCAACCGGCGACATTGTCGCCAACCGCCCTGTCGCCATCGACGACAGCACCTATTTCCGCGATCCGTCCAACGGCATTTCGTTCGGCCTCAAGCTGATCAACCAGCAGCAGTACAACGGTATCGCCGTCAAGACCGTCACCAGCACCTACCCGCAGGTGCTCTGGGTCAACATGACCTACCCCGACATCGAGATGTACGTCTATCCCGTGCCGACCAAGGTGCTGGAGTTCCATGTCGTGTCGGTCGAGGAACTGACCCAGCCCGCCAATCTGGCGACTGATCTGGCGTTTCCGCCAGGCTATCTGCGCTGCTTCCGATATAACCTTGCCTGCGAACTGGCACCGGAATTTGGCGTTGAGCCGTCGCGGCAGGTGCAGCGCATTGCCATGACCTCAAAGCGCAACCTCAAGCGCATCAACAACCCCGACGACATCATGGCGCTGCCCTACAGCATCGTGGCGACGCGGCAGCGTTTCAACATTTTTGCGGGTAATTATTAGTTGTGCTATATGGTGCAAGACGAATGAATTTTGCGTTTTATAGCGAGATAGTGCTCGTGCGCTTCTTCAGGAGTCGCAAAACCGCTTTTGCGGTATCTAACCCCGTCTGCCATAATCTGCACTCGCCATTTACCTTGGTGCGCACTTACGCCAAGAAAACCAATTTTGTTGGCTTTGGTCGCCGCCCGCATATTCTGAAGGTTCTGCGCCCGCGTAACTTCGCGCAGGTTGCAAAAACGATTGTCGCGTTTATCACCGTTTATGTGGTCGATATGTTGCGTTGGCCAACGCCCCGTAACATGCGCCCAAGCAAGCCTGTGCGCCAATTGTTTTCGGTTGCCTATGGCAATAGACCAATAGCCTGCAACGTGTTTAGACCCGGCTATTGTACCTATGAGATCAGGCCGCCAATGGTGCGCTTTCCATTTGAAAATACCAGTGCTTGCATCGTAATCAAGAATGCTACGAAGATGCGGTATAGAACATGGTTCTTTGATTGTCATGACAATAAAGTTATCATGGAAACCGTATAATGCAAACTCCTATTTTGGGTAGCGCATACGTTGCAAGATCGGTTAACGCAGCCGATAGCAGGTGCGTAAATTTGTTCCCTGAAGTTGTACCGGAGGGCGGCAAGCAGCCCGCCTTTCTCAATCGCGCGCCGGGTCTGCGCCGGCTGGCGACGGTCGGCACAGGCCCCATTCGCGGGCTGTGGGCGACGCAGATCACGGGCTCGGACGGCTACGTTGTGTCCGGCCAAGGATTGTACAAGATCGACACATCCTACAACGCGACGTTTCTCGGCACCATCAACGGTACGGGGCAAGTGTCGATTGCTGACAACGGCACGCAGATCTTCATCGCTGCCAACCCCAACGGCTACATATACAACATGAGCACCGGGGCGTTCGCGCCCATCGGTGACCCGGATTTCCCCGGCGCGTCCACGGTCGGCTATCTGGACGGCTATTTCGTGTTCAGCGAGCCGGACAGCCAGCGCGTCTGGGTGACAAGCCTGCTGGACGGCACCAGCGTTGACCCGCTCGACTTCGCCAGCGCCGAGGGCGCACCGGACCAGCTTTTGTCGGTCAACGTCGATCACCGCGAGGCGTGGCTGTTCGGCACAGGCACGGTCGAGGTCTGGTACAACGCAGGCACCGCCGACTTCCCGCTCCAGCGCATTCAGGGCGCGTTCAACGAATTGGGCTGCGCTGCCGTCTACTCGGTCGCCAAGCTGGACAACACGTTGTTCTGGCTGGGTTCCGACGCCCGCGGCAACGGTATCGTCTACCGCGCCAACGGTTACCGCGGCGAGCGCATTTCGACCCACGCCGTTGAGTTCGCCATCCAGAGTTACGGCACGATCTCCGACGCCGTGGCGTACTCCTATCAGCAGGAAGGCCACAAATTCTACGTCCTGACCTTTCCGACCACCAACGCCACATGGGTCTACGACGCCATCACGGGCGCGTGGCATGAGCGTGCGGGCTGGGACAATGGCCGCTTCGTGCGCCACCGCTCCAACTGCCAGATGAACTTCAACAACGAGGTCATCGTCGGTGACTACGAGGACGGGCGGATTTACGCCTTTGACCTCGACGTGTACGCCGACGATGACCAGCCGCAGAAATGGCTGCGCTCATGGCGGGCGCTGCCGACAGGCCAGAACAACCTGCGCCGCACGGCGCAGCACTCGCTGCAGCTTGACGCTGAGACGGGCGTTGGGCTGAACAACGGGCAGGGCTACAGCCCGCAGGCCATGCTGCGGTGGTCCGACGATGGCGGTCACACCTGGTCGCGCGAACACTGGTCGTCCATGGGGCGAATTGGCCAGTACGGCCACCGCACCTTTTGGCGGCGGCTCGGCATGACCCAGAAAATCCGCGACCGCGTCTACGAGGTTTCGGGCACCGACCCGGTCAAGATCACCATCATGGGTGCGGAACTGATCCTCAATGGCACTACTTCCTAACGCCAGCCAGATCCCGGCCCAGCGCGTCTCGATGAACGAGACGCCGTCCGCGCCCGTGTACGCTGCCCGCGAATGGTATCGGTTCTTCGACACGATCCACACCTATCTGCCGACCCCGACGGTTTTCACCCCTGTTTTCACCCCGGTCACCAACGTCACCGCGTTGACGGCGGGCGGTTGCTTTGCCAACCAAATGGGCACGGTCGTCGCGCTGACAGGTACGTTCACGCTGGACCCGACTGCGGCAGGCGACACGGTCTTCCGCATGGCGCCCCCGGTTCTGGACGGGCTGACCCTGTCCACCGCCGCTGGCACGTTTGTCACCACGGCGTCGGGCGCCAGCGACATCGGGTCCGTTGTGGCCGTCTCCGGTACGCTCGAATTTCGCCTGAACGCCGTCAACACTGCGGCTGCCGTCTACGCCTTCACCGTCAACTACCAGATTGCCTGACAACCCGTTTTACGCTAGGTTCGCAACATGACCGTCAATCTGTCTCCCTTCGCCGGTGTCGGCGCGCAGTTCTTCGACGACAACGGCGACCCGCTGTCGGGCGGCAAGATTTTCACCTATGCCGCAGGCACCACCACGCCCAAGGCTACCTACACGGACTTCACAGGCGGGACGCCGAACGCTAACCCGATCATCCTTGATGCTGCGGGCCGCACGCCGGACGAGGTCTGGCTCAATTACGGCGACGCCTACAAGTTCATTCTCAAGACCAGCGCCGACATCACGGTCGGCACGTTCGACAACATCGACGGCATCCCGCCGATCAATATCAACCTTGTCCGTCTGTACGGCTCAACCTCGGGCTACATCGACCTAGTGGCCCCTGCCGTTGCGGGCACGAACACCGTCACGTTCCCGGCTGCCACGGGCACCGTTGCTCTTACCAGCAACCCGACCTTCACGGGAACGGCTGCGTTTGCCACGATTACGGCATCCGGCAATATCACGGGCAACAAGACGATCAGCGGCCGTCTGCTGTCGGCTTCGCAGACTGTTACCATTGACCAGTACCTCTACATGAGCGGTACGGGGCAGATGAAACTGCCTGTTGGCGGTACGGTGGATAGAGCCGGCGCATTTAGCGCGGTAGGCCAGATTAGCGGAACGACGCTGACCATTACCAACGTCACAAGTGGCGCGCTTTACATCGGCGCGACCATCACGGGCACGGGCGTTACAGCTGGCACCCGCGTCATTGATTTCCTCACTGGGTCCGGCGGGGTTGGCACATATACGGTGAGCGCGTCGCAGACAGTTGCTGCGGGCATCGCTATCTCGGACGTTCCTGTCATCGGCATGATACGCTATAACAACACCAACAGCGCCTTTGAAGGTTACGGCGCGTCGGGCTGGGCGGGCATCGGCGGCGGTGCCACGGGCGCCGGCGGTGACGAGGTGTTCATCCTCAACAGTCAGGTCATCACCACGTCCTATTCCATCCCTTCGGGCAAGAACGCATCATCCACCGGACCGCTGACGGTTAATGGCAGCGTCACCATCACCATCCCATCCGGCTCGCGCTGGGTGATCCTGTAACGGAGCGAACATGTCTCAGTTGACCCTCACCAGCGACCCGCTTGGCAGTGCCACGACCGGCACGTTCGAGTTTGAAAACCCCGCATTCTACATGACGGGCGCAACGTCTCAGCGCGGCGTCGTGCTGGCCGACCAGTTCATCCTGCTCCAGGCCACCAACACGCTGACCAGCCAGACGGCGGCACAGGCGCTGTTCGACGTGACGGGCAGCGGTCAGGTCACGCTGGTGGCGGGCACCTACGAGTTTGAATGTGTGTTCTCGCTGTCCAGCATGAGTTCGTCGTCCGGCTCATTCGGCTTTGCACTGGGCGGCGGCGCAACATTCTCCCAATATTGGTGGGCTACCGCCAACAAGGCCACGCTGGCCACTGCGGCAAGCGGACAGGTGACCTACAACACGGCAGCCAACACCGCCATCGCCACCGCCACCACGGGAACGGTTGCTTTTGCCCGTTGCGGCGGCGTCATCATCGTCACGGTCGGCGGCACGATCATCCCGCAGGTGTCGCTGGGCGTTGCGGCGGCTGCCGTTGTCGGTGTCGGCTCCTACTTCAAGATCCGCGCGCTCGGCGGCGCGGCAGTGACCAGCAGCGGCAACTGGAGCTAACCCATGACGGTTATCATTGACGGTGGCGCAGGCGTCACGTTTCCCGACACGGTGCAGCAGACCAACGCTGTCACAAACACAGGCGGTAGCCCGCGTTATTATGCAACGCGGGCATGGGTCAACTTCAAGGGTACGAGCACCGTAACTATCCGCGCGGCGGCTAACGTCAGCAGCATTACGGATAATGGAACAGGCGATTACACCGTTAATTTTACGACCGCCATGCCAGATGCAAACTATAGCGTGGTTGCCATGCCGAGCAGTGTAGACGCCAGCAGCAATAACATCGCGTTCCACATTCAAGACGGCGGCGTCTACACCACCAGTGCAGTTCAAATTCTATGCGAAATTGCCAGCGGTGCAAACCAGGACTGCACGACGGCGTGCGTCATTGTGATCAGGTAAGGTATAATGGACCAGCGCATCATCTATCCTCTTCCTACTGGCGGCGTGGCCGTCATTGTTCCGGCACCCGGCTGCGGGCTGACCGTTGATCAGATTGCGGCAAAAGATGTGCCGCCCAACACGCCGTACAAGATCGTGCATGTCAACGACATTCCGTCTGACCGCACCTTTCGCGCTGCCTGGGAGTACGCCCCGTGATCCGCATCAACCTCGACAAGGCCAAGGCTATCGCCCATGACAAGCGGCGGGCGGCGCGCGCCGCCGAATTTGCCCCGCTCGACGTTGAAGCGACAATCCCGACCAAGGCCGCCGCCGCCGAAGCCAAGCGGCAGGACATTCGTAACAAGTATGACGCGCTGCAGAACTCGATTGACGGCGCGGCATCGGTTGACGTTCTCAAAAAGCTGG